TCAACTGACCATAGCGCAGCATCTGCTGTATGCCTACATTGGTCTCTATCTTTCGTATTTGGGCTTCCACCTCTGCCCTGTCAAACATATTGCGTCTGAGCCGGCGGAACATCTCTCCCGGTCTGAAAGGATACTCTGCTATCCAGTTATCCAGAACTTTGGGATCTTTGGCTTTCTTCTTGACCTTCCTGATCTCCATCTCTGACTTGATAGCGCCTTCCACGTCCACGTTACCATCTGCATCCATGAAGGTCGACTTGGTACGCCATACGGGTACGAAGTAACCGCAGCTGGTGCTCTCCATCTCCGGTTCCCACACGTTGGGGAATTCCAGCATGTCAAAGCTGGCAGGATCCTGGAAGATGTCTTCCAATCCTTCAATGTCGGGACCTTCCTCACCACCTGTACCGAATACAGAGATCTGTCCCACATAGATGTCACCATCCTTGATAGAACCCATTGACACACCGAGTGCCTTCTTCAGGTTACGGAATGAACCACCTTCCTCGAAGACTATCTTCCTTCCTCTCTTACCACGGGTCTTATCCGGATCATCCACTACCACGCCTATCAGTTCAGCCATAGAGCCCTGCTCCACACCAAAGCTGTCCACGTAGGACGCTCTCCTGTGCAACATGGTATCTTTCTTCTGTCTGTTCTGTTTCCATTCGTGGATGTACTGGTTAGTGAAGTCGAGCATCGGCTGTATCTTGTTCATGATACCGTCAGTGGTCAGGTACTGCTCGATGCCTGCGAAGTAATAGGATTTGGATCCTGGTATGAAGGTGAAGTTGTAGACGCCGTCCTGTGCTTCCATGTAAGAGAAACCAGCGCCACGGGTCTTGCCCGCACAGATGTGCTTGGCACCGGGAGACCTGATACCCATGAATTGTCCGCCATGCCAGGCTATGTACTTGAAGTTGTACCACTCATAGCCTATCTCATAGAACCTCGGAAAGTCAAGGATACGCTCGGCTGTAAGCCTGCCTACCTTGCCTGTCTTGGCGCTCCTGCGTTCCTCGAAGGCTTTGATGGCTATGGCATCGTCTACCTTCATGATAGGGGTGAAGTTGAGCCAGTGGTACATCCTGCCGGGTATCCAGAGGTCACCGACCTTGTAGCCCAGCATACACCGCTTCTCCTGTTCTTCCCAGTACTCATGGTAGTCCCTGCTGCCGATAGGAGCAGTACAGTATCTGCCTCCGTTCTTACGGAAGTCATTGGCTGCTTCAGAGAAGTAGACTGTGTTGACCAGTGCGTGAAAGCCCATCTATTCCTCCTCTTCTTTGACTATACCTGCTATCATGTCACCGATAGCTTTGAAGTCTGTAGCCGGCACTGTCTCCGGTTGTTGTTCTGTCTCAGTTGGTGCTGGTGCTTCAGACCAGGTCTTGTCACGTTTGCCTTCCTTGCCGCCCAGTGAGGCATTGCCACGGATACCACCATCGCCTGATAGTTCCTGCTTCACTCTGTCCTCGAACTTGTCGATAGCGTCGAAGGCATCGTTAGCCAGCTTCAGGTTGTTCAGGTACTCCTTGGGGCTATGCAGTAGCTTGCCCTGCTTGTCCACCTTCGTGAAGTCGATGTCACGGAAGTACTCATTGAGCTTGCTGATCCCCTTCTTCATGTCGGTGAGTGTCTGGAGGGATCGGCTGCTGTGCTGCAGCATCTCCCAGTACCTCTCATGAGCAGCCATCACCTCTGCATCTATATCAGCTTCGGTGAGACCGGCATCGCGTATGGCTATCTCCCTGCGCTCGAATTCGTCATACTCCTTGAGCGGGGATGTGAAGTCGAGGTTCAGGTAGATGAAGGTGAACTCCTTTCTGGCTTTCAGCTTCTTCTCACCGCGGTAGTCGCCTTTGGAGCCCTTGTCTCTCTTGAGCAGGACATTGAATTCAGGGATCAGTGAGAGCCAGTCTTTGTTCAGTTCTGCCTGGAAGTCTGGTCCGATTGTGAAGAGTCGCATGGGTTAGGGTATATAAGGAATAAAATGGCTATTGTTATCTGCGCACCGGCCAGTGCACACATGACTGACCAAAAGATGAAAGTAGGTGTGTCAAGTGTCATGCTGCGTCAGATTTGAAGATCTTCGTAAGGTCATCCATCCGGGAACAGTTGTTCCTGAACTGCTCTCTCAGTGGCGGCACCAGTGAGAGCAGGTAGTTCTTGTACTGCTGTGCTTTGTGTTTGACGTGAAACTTACCCAGATACGGGTAGTAGACTCCTTCAAGGTTACCGGTTTCTATGGTACGGGCCGTGAAGTCGGAGAAGTGTGAGAGTGCATGTAGTGTAACAGACTGGGGTATGTCCAGTTCTTCGGAGACCTCTTGGATGAGTCTCTTGTTGCACTCTATCTCCTGCTTGGGAGTGATAGAGCTCATAGTGATATTGGTTCTATTGGATTAAGCCACCATCCTGTTCAGGAAAGCCAGCATGGTCACTACCTCTTTCTTGAGGTAGCGGACATCGTGGTACTCCTTTTCGGGATGTGGGTTCTCATCGGTAGGATGAGGATAATGGATTACAGTCATCTTCCCAGGGCGGAATCCCTGGTATTCTAACATGAACATATACAGTGACAGCTGCAACTCATAATGTACAAAGTTACAGTCCATCAGGTGTGCTATCGGCGGGCGCATCATCTTGAATGTGCCATTCTTGAACTGGAAACCAACCTTCTTCAGTTCCTTGTTGGTCTTGTGGTCTTCTATGTGGGCTACTCTATACTCTGAGTGCAGCTGTCCGTCTATCCAACAGCTATGAGGTGTCTCCAGGATGATCTTGTCAGCCCTGCCGGCTATCCTGTAGCCATGATGCCATAGCAGCCGTTCAGTGTAGACCCCATCAGGGCGTTCTATCCAGGGAGTGGTATCTGCTATCATCTCTCCATGTACCGGTAGTACAGTTCCATCCTTTATGTCTATCATCCTTGACTGCAGTATCATCTCTTCCCTGCTGTGGATAGTGTTGCCTCTTACCAGTGACTTGTCCCTGTTGTCAGCCCACTGCTCCAGCCAGTACTCCGGTGTGCCACCATGCTTGGCAGCATACGCTTCAGCTCTGGGTCTGGCGTCGAACTTCTCATAGAACTTCTCTACTACCTGTGTAGAAGACCAGTATCTGATGAAGCCTGGCTTGCCGATGCCCAGTCCGTACAGATGCCTCGGGTCATCGTATTCTACCGGTATGTGTATGGTTGGAGTTGTGAATGTCATTTATGCTGGCATTGCTGAACAAATTGGTATTGCTTCGAGGACGGGTACTGGTCTGTCAACCGGTTCAATGTGCAGTCTGAGAGCTGAGTCTGTTACACAGACCCCTTCTGTATCTTCTATCATGTAGAACTGCTTTCCGTCACTTATCTGTACTATGTCGTATCTTTTGAACATCCCTCTTGGTAGTTGTACCCAGATACCTGGACCTTGTCCTGTACCCCACATTGAGTAGTCAGGCTGGCTCTCAGCCATCTCTCTGATAGCTACGGGTAGTACTGCTATCCCTATAACTGTGCCCAGCATATCCTTTATGAATGTCCGTCTACCTATCATCTGGTAACTGCTTTGACTGCATACATCTGTGCTGTCTCGAGGTTGGTCTTAGCGATAGCTGCCAGACGCTTGATGTCTCCTGCCTGCTCAGCAGATAACATAGCGGCACCATTGAGTTTCTCGTTAGTCCATTTGTCTATCAAGTCATAGGCATCAGCGAATATCTGCTTGATAGCTGCTACATCCTCTCTTTGTCCGGGATTGAAGGAGACAGACATCACTTGCTGTCCTCTGGTAAGTTGTGTTTGCTGTTCCATAGTCTACTTCTTGGGTTGATTCTTCTGGTTCTGTTCAGTGACCTGCTGATTGATCAGCTCTTCCACTGGTCTCACTATCGCGTCATGCTCTGCATTGCTTCTGTCTAAAGCATACCATAGCTGCTGTAGCTGTTGGGGAGTGAGTGTGATAGTGTAACTGGTAATCGGTGCCGGCGTCTTTGCCGTCGTGTCAGCAGTCTTGAACTGCTTGGTCTGGGCTGCTGCCGATAGTCCCGCTATCAGGCAGAGGGTGGTGAGTAGTTTCTTCATACTGTATTGGTTTGTCACGGAATGGTGTCTGAGTACCATGCCGTTCACCAAGATAGGAGAAAAATTCACATCTCGCGCACCGGGCAGGAATATTTTTCACCAAGGTCTCCCATCATTTGACGTTTTGTAAACCAGACTCCAACCGGTACACGTTTGGTCGCGTCAAGTCCTATCAACAGGGAGCCTGTCAGTACTTTACCCGAGTATCTGTATACAAGCAGCAGTATTCCGCCTTTGATCTCACCATCCTTAGCCTCGTAGTTCACCTTGTAGACGAGGCCATCCGGATCGTTCTGAATGGTCGAGACTATTAGTCTGGTAATTGTCATTCAAGTAGGGTTTAAGGTCTGGTGCTTCCAAATGCCACTGAGGGTCGTCCGTCTCCGGTATTTCCCCCTTTCTTGCCTGATCATTGAGGGCCAGCTCCTCATGTGTCATTTCTCGCAGTATCACATACATCCCTGGTTCAAGCCTGAACCTCCGTGCCTCCTGAGCGGAGAAGTCCTCGAACGCACACAGCTTGTCCACCGGGAACCTGGCCCATACCCATGCCTTGAGCATACGCAGGACAGCCTGCTGCATGGTCTTTGTGTCACTCATGTTCCAGACTATCTCTCTCCAGCTGTTGTAGAGTGGGTGCGGTATCTGTACCAGTCGGTAGGGTGCCATGTATAGAGATTGAGGCTGCTATACTACGGAGAATATTTCACATCTGCAACATTCTGAGCAAAATTATTTCTGGTAGAGTGCTGATAACCAGCCAGTCAGCTGTAGAGGATCTCCTCCATCTCTATCGTCCGGTTCTTCATGAAGTCACTGTCTGCCAGAAAGGTGATCCTGCCGTAGCGGATCATGGAGTGACAGACCTTCAGTACCTCTCCGGTCTTGTGATCTCTGAGTGCCACCCGCATGGTAGAGTTGAAGAAGGGGGAGTTCACATCTCCGTTGAACTGCCACTGTGAGCCGGAGGCATTGGGTCTTGTTACATAGTAGGTATGGAAGTTGTTGCACCCGGGGCACTTGTAGGTGTAGTGGCTTTTGTCTGCTGCTTGAAAGAGTTTAGGCATGTTCAGTCCTCCTCACTGCTAAGGTAGTGACTATCAGCGTGAGAAGTGGTGTGTACGAGCTGTATAGGTCAGTACCGGATCAAAGCCAGCTGGTAGGACAGCTCCCGCTCGTCTGTGCGGCTGACGATCAGTACCAGTGACAGATGTGAGGTGATATGGAATTCCACGCATTTCATCTCTCCTACGGCCAGTTTGTCCAGCAATCCGGACTGGTAGAGGTCTGTTGCCATCCAGAGAATGGCTATCAGCAGAAGGAGTAATATGGTCACTGTGGCTGTCATGTCAAATAAAAACCCCGCCGTAGACACGGAAGGGAAAACTTGAAAAACTAATGTTGTGATCGGGAACACTAAGGTCAGCCATCTGTTTGAGACTGTCTGGTCTGCTCTATAGAGCTCTCATCCCCTCAATACAAACTTAGCTTGTAGTCTACCTGCCTGAAGAACTTTGCTATCAATGCCGGTACATTGTCAGGGTAGCTGTGCCCTCCGTCATACTTCAGGAATATTACCTTGTCTTTCAGGGCCGAGTAGTAGTGGGTGGCATAGACTCCGTTAGCACCTGTAGCCCATACATTGGTAGTGCCAGGGCACTCATCCAGGTTTCTTACCAGTGAGAATCCGTTCTGCTGGCTGCTGTAGGATACCACGGGGTCAGACGTGCCTGCTATGTGCAGTACCGGTTTGTCCTGCCTGCCTGTAACAGAGTTGAGTACTGCCGAAGCAGGAGCTATGGCTGCTATCTGCTGCTGCCGCTCTGCCCACAGTACGTCGTAGGTGAACTCTCCGCCGTTGGACCAGCCGTGTACATATACCCTGTCTGTGTCTATCAGTGATTTGAATGTGGTTAGGATGGAGTCGAATAGCTTCAGATCCTGGTCTTTTACACCTGTCCACTTGTTGACCTCTCCCACAGAGTGCTGCCAGCCACTGTGAAGACCTTTCTGGTCTCCGTTGCTGACTGTAGGTAGCCCCTGCGGGTATACTACGATAGCCTTAGGCCAGTAGCTCTCGAATGCCTTGTGTGAAAAGCCTGTATCTGAACCGCCATGTCCGTGGAAGGCAATCAGTATGGGTAGTGGAACTGTGTCCTGTGGCAGGTATACCAGTGCTTCTCTCTGCACTCCCTCTACTGTCCAGGTCATCTTCCTGAGATCAGCTGAGACTGCATGGTCCTCTGATACTGCCGTCAGCCTGTCGTGGCTGATCTCCTTGCTGCAGCCTATAGTGAGGACTGCAAGTACTGCTGTGATTGTGAGTAGTCTGTTCATGTTGCTTGAGTTTGGCTCACTCAGCACATATCGGGCTACTCAAACCCAGTCGTATCAAGCTCTGTGGCGTCTTCTATCCACCAGACTATGGACTGGTCGTAGACTCCTTCCCAGCGTCCGTTCCTGAACCAGCAGATGCACTCCGCCGAGTGGATCCTGCACCGGTATTGGCCGTCTGTAGCCGGTAGTCTGTCTGTTGCAGGGATATAGGTCATAGTGGTGGTAGTGAGGATACTGTGTCTTTGATGCAGTAGTAGACGTCATCGTCTGTTCCTTCTATGGACCATACGATGCACGGCCTGCCGAACACGTCGTTCAGTGTGTCTCCCTGGTGTCTCAGCACCGGCTTAGGCACCGGTACAGGTGTCTGCTTAGGACTGTGAGAGCAGGACACAAGTAGTATCAG